TTCATGGATGCGGCATCGCATGCCAGTACCAAACGCCTCGACCGGAACGCCTACGCGGCTCTCTACGACCAGCGGCCGGGAGACGCCGGGGGCAGCGAGTGGCCGGCCTCCGATTTCGGGCCATGGATCTGGTGTGAGCCCGCGGACTGGCCCAAGCAGTTCGATCTACGCGTCGTTGCCCTCGACCCCTCCAAAGGCAAAAGCGACAAGCATGGGGACTACTCGGCGATCGTCTTCATCGGGGTCAAGGACGGCCTGTTGTGGATCGACTCGGACATCGAGCGGCGGCCGCCCCACGAGATCGCCCGGGCCATGGTGAAGATGTGTATCAAGTACCGGCCGCACATGGTGGGGATCGAGGCCAACCAGTTCCAGGAATTGATGATTGACGAATTCGAGCGGGCTTGCGGTCAGCGGTTCACCGATACGATCGGGGTCAACGCAACCGCGATGTACAACCAAATCAAAAAGGTGGTGAGAATTAGGAGGCTCGGCCACTACATCGTCAACCGGAAGTTTCGCTTCAGACGGGATTGTCCGAGCAACCATCTTCTGGTAGATCAGTTGATGGACTTTCCCAACGCCGACCACGACGACGGGCCGGATGCGTTGGAAATGGCCGAACGGTTACCTCTAGAATTGGGAGCGATGGCGCAATGATCTCTCGACGCGGAATACTGAAAACCATCGTGGCCGCCGTCCTGGCTCCATTTGCGAAGCTGGTGGTGCCTACGGAAGTCCCATACTGCGACTGCTACAGCAAGGTGGCGGGTTCCGATGCCCCAACTTTCTCCCCGGAAAACTTGACCCTGACGATTACAGACTGGTCGCGGTATTCCAGGCACTTTGAAGTAGAGTCAGGGGAGCTGTTCACGTGGAGTAGTACCGAAGCACTCCTTGAGCGAATACGAGTCTACGACGCAAATGGAGAATCGTAATGATCGACGTTGAACGCGAAGCCGCCGAGCACAAATCCGCCGGTCTGCAATTGCGGATGCTCGAGCACGAAAACAAGCTCATCGAAACCACGCTCCAGAACTGGGACAACCTGGTTTCGTTTGACGACGAACAATGTGACGGTACCGGTGCCAAGATCTGGTCGAAGGTTGGCCTAAGTGACTTCGGCATGGATTCCGTCGGAGTCGCCTACACGACCGATGAAGAGCTATCTGAGATTCGGAACCGGGCCCGATGGCTCGCGATCCACAACGAGTTCGCGATCAATGGTCACGAGAACCGGGTCAGCTACATCGCCGGGAACGGCCACGTCTACACGGTCCAGGCGAAGGCCGGCATTGACGTCGACCCCGCGACGATCGACGACGTTCGGTTGTTCGTGGACAAGTGGAAGCGTGTGAATAAGTGGAACCAACGGCAGCAAGAGATCGTCCACCGGCGCGATCGCGACGGCGAGGTATTTCTGCGGTTCTTCCCGGGCGAGGACGGAATCTTGCGGGTCCGCTTCATCGAGCCTGAAGCGATCAGGACACCGCAGGCCGACGAAACGTCGCGATTCGGGATCGTGTTCAAGCTGGACGATGCCGAGACGGCGATCTCCTATTTCGTCCACAAAAGCGCCGATGATGAGGATCCGGAGGTAGTGGACGCGGAATTCGTCCAGCATCGAAAGGCGAACGTGGATCTTTCGGCGCCCCGGGGAATCCCCATTTTCTTTCCCGTCAACAAGAATCTAGTCCGGGCGGAAAAGCTGCTCAGAAACGTCGGGCACTTGACCGCGTTCCGGGCAACCATCGCGATGATTCGGAAGCACGTGAGTGGATCCAAGGCAACCATCGATCAGTACAGTAGCCAAATGGCCGACATCCAAGTGCAACAAGCCGACGGCAAAAAGGAGAACTACACGCGGTACCGACCTGGGACGATCCTCGACCATCCGAAAGGGGTCGAATACGAGTTTCCGACGCATAACACCGACGTTGCCGGGTTCCTCTTGTATCTGGAAGCCGAGTTGCGGGCCGTTGCTGCTCGGCTTGTGATGCCGGAATTCATGCTCACAAGCAACGCCGCCAACGCCAACTATTCGTCTACAATGGTTGCCGAGGGCCCGGCCGTGAAGATGTTCGAGCGCTTGCAGGCGGATATGGTCGATGACGACCAGGACGTCATGCGGCGCGCACTGGAAACGGCAACCAAGGCAGGCCTGCTTCCAAAGGACATCCTTGCACTGATCGACGTGATAGCCACCCCGCCGAACGTGCGGACACGCGATCGCCTCAAGGAAGCCCAGGCCGACGCTATCCTGAAGACGAACGGCGTGCTGTCCGGCAAGACCATGGCGGCGCGGCACAACCTCGACTGGGATGACGAGCAAGAGAACATGGAGGCGGAGGCGGACGCGGGCGGATTTAAGAAGCCGGATTTAGGCGGGGAGGATGACGACCAAACCGGAGGATCAAACGATGACACTACCGGATAGCATGATCGGCGACAGATCGAATCACCGATACGAGATTTCAGCCCTTGACGACGGCCACCGATTCGTCGTCGGATGGTCGGACGATCCGGAGGCATTCGAGGAAGCCATTCGGCTCCACCCGTCATGGAACGATCGTCAAGTGAAGGATCGGAAGCCGGGAACGACAACCCTAACCAGTGAGGTGGAACATGGCGACATTTTGGAGAACGAAAAAAGAGACTCTTGATGACCCGGAATTGGTCGGAGGGGAATCGCTGGACGGCAGTTCTCTCCCAGATGAAGTCCCGGGTTACTCGTGGCACCACAGTAAGCAGCATGCCTTTGAATGTCTGCGATGGAAGGGGATTCGCTTTGCTGAAAGCCTGTCGAAAGAGCTGCAAGAAACCCTAACTCGGATCAATCAGCTATGCCTCTCCGGCGGCCTTGCTGCTGAACCCGAACCTACTCCTCCAAGATGCTCTTTGTGTGGAGGAGTTCTTCGCGTCAATGAGGCCAAAGCAATTTTCTATTGCCCGGCTGTCGGCTGTCCTTTTACGTGCGAAACCGATCTCGGGTTATACGCCCGGACATGCCAAGACTTCCCGGAGCTAGTCGACCCGAACAAAGGTGACTGATGGCGACGTTCGAGAACCCCCGCACCGGGGCCATCCATTACGTAGAGGGCCAGCGTACTGCCTGTCACTTTCTCGACGTCGATCCGTCCTCGTCGAACTATGACCCCGTCGGGTCGGCTATGGATGTCACTTGTTGCCATTGTCTAGAAACGCAAGCGTTTCTAGACGCTTATTCTGAACAGACTAATCCAGAAGGCTGCCCTTACCATCCGTGTCACCGGTCGCGTTCCCGATGCGACGATCGTGGGTGGTGTACGCGTTTCCTGAGTTGTCCGAGCGTCGACGGCTGAAAAGTAGAAAATAACCAGTGAGGTTACGATAACTATGGGTAATACTAGAGGACGTCTGACTGTCGCCGAAAAGATTGGGCTCGCAATTCTGGTCGCCGTTCTGATTGCCGTTATAGTGGGACTGATTGCCATAAGCTCTATGTTTGTTGCGCACGCCACCGGAAGATCTCTGGGGGGGATTTTCACCGGTATGTTTTTGACCTATATCATTACCTGCTTGTTTCTCGAACGGTCTCGGGGGTGACTCATGCCGAACGCAATTGACCTGTTGAAGATAGCTGCGGAAAAGGGCTGTCGGTTTCACCCCTATCCGCCAAGACGTTACGAATGCCCGGATCGCAAGTTCTGTAGTTGTTACATCGGTTGCCGGTTTTTGGAGCCAGAAGAGAAACTGGAAAGTGATGCCCAACGCAATTGACCAACGCCTCGCCTCTCTCGCCGCCCAGAACCGCGTGGAGACTCTCGATCGCAACGATCGGCTCACCGACGGGATCGCCGTCCGGTACGGCCGCATGGGCCGGCAGCTTCTGAGGTTGGCCGCGGTACCCGATGCGGAAACCTTCCGAGACATGGCCGACGTGATCGACAAGGCATACCTCGACGTGGATAACGCTATCGGCAGCGAATTTCGCCGAGAGATCCGCCTATCCCACCGAGGCGGTGCCGATGCCTTGATCGACTCGATTCCGTGGTCTTGGTTCCGGGCGATCAATCCGATGGTCTTGGAGGTGAAGGGAGAGTACTTCCACGTGACCTACGGGACGGTTTTCACTAATCGTTCGGTCGCGGAAGCCGCCGAGCCATCGGTCGACCCTGGCGATGCCCAGAAGCGGGCCCTGATCGAAAGCCTGATCTTCCCGGACCTAGCCCCCGTTCAGATCGAAGTAATGCTCACCCTCCCCTTCAACGGGATGTCCTGGGATGAGCGGCTCCGAAGGTGGGAAGGTTCGACCCGGGAATCCATGCTTTCGGAAATGGCTGCCGGGCTTTCGGCCGGCGAACTTCTGCCCGATCTCCGCAAGCGTCTAGAACCCCTCGTCGGCGGTATCACCTTCAAGGCCCAACGGATTGCCCGCACTGAGGGGCGACGGATGGCCGAACGTGGGCAGCAGGGGGCCTATACACAGGCCTCCGACCTGCTCGCAGGTATGCAGGCTATCGAAACGCTGGATGAGCACACACGGGCCTCTCACGCGGCCAGGCACGGCAGGGTCTACGATCAGCAAGCGGATGGGACCTACAAATCCAAGGCCGGGGAACTTCTCCCAGACTTCCCAGACGAGCCCAATTGCAGGGGATATGCCAGTCCCCTGTTGAAGCTACCTGCCGAGTTCGAAGCCGACCCCGCCGTCCGGGTCCAATTCGAAACGGCCAACGCCGCGATCATCCCGGACCCGGGCAGCTATCGGCTTTGGTGGGCCCAGGCGACCGAGCGGCAGAAACGGCGATCGGTAGGGGCTGCCAGGTTCCGGACCGTGCAAAGCCGCACCCGGCGGCGCGACCGGGAGCCGGACTGGGAAGACTTCCTCGACGACGACGGCAAGCTGCTCTCGATCGCGAGGCTGAAGCATCAGAGCGTGAAGGCATGGAACACGCGCCGCCAGCAGGTCGACGTGATGATCGGGCAGCGAGAGACGCTCTTCCGGCAGATGGAGGCGGGCGGGTTTGAGTTTCCGAAAACTCGATAGGAGGCTACCATGAGCGTAGAAGCAATCATAAAAAAGATTTTCCAGTTTCGCATGACCGGCGAGGTCATCGTCAGGGTTCGAAGGTGGGACGACTATCTGGAACGGATGGTCGACACCGATGAAGAGCGCCGCGTCTATTTCGACGGACTCGCCAACCTGCTCGGCGGGGCGGAGGAAGTCGACGGAACCCCGCGAGCGGTCGACGTCGAGGCCGCGGATCCCGAATGGACCATGCTGGGGTAGGAATCGCTATGAGCCCGAACACCGATAATGAAATGCTTGCGGAAGTCCAGAAAGCCCGGCAGCCCGTGATGGACTGGCTGGCAAAGTCACTCGCAGTTCGGCAGACCTCCGTCAAAATCAAGGATATCGGCCGAACCATCTGGTACAGCGTCAATCTAAAAACTGTCTGCCTAACGCTCTACGACCGGCACGCTGGATGGGACCTCTACATCGAGACTCCCGACGGAAACTTCCAGTACGCCACGATTGAGGAAGCTGCAGCGCATTGCGGCGTGAAGCCATGACCAATCGCCCATCGACCTGCATCGTCTGCGGCAAGCCAGCAACGCTTCTGAACGTGCTGCCTTTTTCGCATAACGAGGCAGAACACGCCGACCGCGAACGATACGAAGGCGTGACGGTCAACCTTTGTGCGATTAAGTGCCTTGGATACGTTTCCGCCACACTCCGGACACTTCACGAGAGAAACTAGCCCGATGGCCACCACAGCCAGCCGCCCATCACCGACGTCGACGTCCGGCAAGATCATCGCCGCGTTCGACCGCCTCGGCTGGGACACGCCGGCAGATTTGATTGCCGAGGCCGTGGGCCCAGTGCGGCAGAAATGCGCCGAGCTTGACGGTTGGCGGAACCGGCCGCCGGAGATCCAGTACGTCAGGGCGATCAAGTGGAAGTTTCGTGAACTCTGCCCAAGGGAACCGCGCTACTCTATGCCAATTGAGGGGGATTCGACTTGACAGGCAGGCACCGAGCGGCTAGAGATCAAGGGATGAGTGGGAACGATTCGATGAAGCGAGCAGCCCACGAAACCCTGGAGGGCTTGCTCCAGTCAGCAGAATCAATGGAGGTGTATGGTGAAGTAGGCGTTGATGTAACTTTCGAGGCCGGCAAGATCGTGCTGATCCGCCGAAACGACATGAACACGATCAAACCGGCGAGATAGGCCTAAACGGCCACCCCTGGGTATCGGAACAACCGGGCCCGGCTCTGAATCGCGCAGAAATGCGAGGTTCGGGGCCGGGCCTTTTTCATTTCTTGAGGTGCCACAATGCCAACCGCCACCGAACAAGCCAAGGCCAGCCAAGACCCCGAACTCGACGGCCACCTGGTCGAATACGTCAACTCGCGCGGCGCCTCGATGGCCGTCGACGAAAAGACCGGCGTCATCACCGGGGTCAAGATCCTCGGCAAGGTCTCCGTCAACAACCGCCGGTACACGGATGAAGCGATCCGGGCCGGCGCCGGGCTGTACGAAGGCAAACAGGTCAACGTCGACCACGTCGAGGCCGGGAAAACACGGAGCTACGGCCAGCGGATCGGGAGAATCCAAAACGTCTCTGTTCGCGAGGACGGGCTCTACGGCGATCTCCACGTCAACCCGCGACATCACGTAGCCGAGCAACTCTTCTGGGATGCCCAAAACGCTTCCGAGAACGTCGGACTCTCCCATGACGTTCAAGGGACCCTTGTTCGCCGTGATGGGCAGATCGTCGTGGAGGCCATCACCAGCGTAAATTCCGTGGACCTTGTGGCTAATCCGGCCACAACCAAAGGACTATTCGAGTCAACCGAACCTCAAAATAAAGTGAGCGAACCAATGAAGGTCGATCTTACCGAAACCACGCTGGCGCAATTCAAGGCCGCTCGTCCCGAGCTTGCCGCCGAGTTCAAAAAGGAGATCAGCGAGTCAGTCGAGGCGAAGGCCAAGGATGAGAAGATCAAGGCCTTGACCGAAGAACTCAAGACGATCAAGGCCGAGACCGCCAAGACCCAACACGCGGCCGTGGTGGCGAAGGAGCTTCACGAGGCGAAGCTCGACCCGAAAGACGACAAGCAATGCCCAGGGCATTTCCTTGAGCAACTGACCGGCCAGCCGGACGCCGCAAAGCGAGCCCTCATCGTCGCCGATCGAAAGACTCTCATCGAGGCCGCCGCCGCGGCAGACCCCTCCGCCCCAATGTCTTCCTCGCCCTACAGGGACGCATCCGGCGGCAGCAGCAAAAGGACCGTTCTAGAAAGCGTTGCCGCTTGGAGGTAGCACTCGACCACGTTATCGGATTTGACACGGGGCAACCCGACAACCGTTCACTTTCTGGAGCCCAAAACAATGTCTGACAAACTCCGATACGTCCGGGGCGATGCCGAAAAGGTTTTTAGCGCCCCGGCTTCCGCGACCGTGATTGAAGTAGGCGACATGCTCTTTCAGCATCCGACCGATCGCGACCCGAAAAACGCGGGTGCCATGCTCGACCAAGGGACGCCCCTGTTGAACCGGGACACGTTCCAGGAATTCTTCCTCGGTGTTTCCGAGTCGCGTTCCGAGAGCGGCGACACTAAGAAAATCGGGATCATCACCGCCGCCGAGGTCGTCATGGACTGTGCAGCCGCGACGTTTGATATCGGGGACATGGTAGGCGCCGCCGAGGAATCAGGCGGGACCGCCCTCGAGGACCAAAAGGTCATTGCGGTCACGGGCGAGTCCGAGGCGATCGGCGTCGTGACCGAGAAGTACGGGAGCAACACCACCGAGGTTCGCTTCCGGGTGCGGTCGACGATCATGCGCAACAGCATCCAGGCCCAAGTCGTCGGGAGTTCCAGCGGACCGGTCTAGCCGTCTGGTTCAGCGTCAGGGAGACCATCCAACAAACCATCCTTCCTTTCGGAGACATACCATGATTTCAGCGATCAAACTGGCCGATGCTTTTCGGAGGGGCGGCCAACGGGAAACGGCCAACTTCACCGAGGCGATTCGACTCGGCATGAAAGGCGAGCCCGGCGGCGTCAGTCCGGACGAATTCTCGATCAAGGATCTGGCCGGGGCCTTCATCACGGAAGACGGCAAGCCGATCGGGATGAACGGCATCGAACGGATCTACAAGCCGTCCGGAACATCGTTGCTTGAGGCCGGCTCGGCGGTTTCGACGACGGCTTTCAGCAACGTCACAGGCCAGCTACTGATCTCGAAACTCCTTATGGCGTACCAGGCGGAGGAGTTTGTCGGCAGCCGCCTCGTGGACACGATTCCGACCCGCCTCGACGGCGAGAAGATCCCTGGGGCCGAGAATGTCTCCGACGCTGGGAACGATCCCTTGACGGTGCATGAAGCCCAGGAATACCCGTCCTACGGATTCGGAGAAGACTACATCGAGACGCCGAGCACGACCAAGCGAGGGATGATTATCCCGATTTCGCGAGAAGCGATCTTTTTCGACCGGACTGGTTTTGTGATGACGCGAGCGGCCAACGTCGGCGAGGTTCTCGGGGTCAACAAGGAAAAGCGAATCCTCGATGTGATCATCGGGGCGAGTGGGTCGAACAACTACAAGCGAAAGGGAACGTCGTTTGCGACCTACTATTCCGCGAACGATTCCGGGCGGCCGTACACCAACCACCTCTCCGACAACACGTTGACGGACTGGGAGAGCATCGACGCCGCCGAGGATCTCTTCGCCGAGATGACCGACCCAAACACATCAGAACCGATTATCATCGGTGGCACGCAGCTTCTGGTTCCGCCCCAGCTTCGGACGACATCGTGGCGAATCCGAAACGCGACATCGGTGCGATCCGGCACGAGTAACATCGTGATCAGCGGCAATCCCGCCCCCGCGGGGAGTCTCACTTCGTTTTCCAGTCGGCTCCTCTATTCCCGATTGACGTCGTTCTCCAGCGCGGCACTAGCAAAGGCTTACTGGTTTTACGGCGACTTCAAGAAGGCTTTCGCCTACATGCAAAACTGGCCGATTACGGTCAGCAAGGCGATCACCGGCAGTGAGGCGGACTTCACGTCCGACATCGTGGTCCGGTTCAAGGCCAGTGAACGCGGAGCGGCTGCCGTGCTGGAGCCGCGAGCCATAACCCGCCACCGGGCATCGGCCACGAGCAGTTCCAGCGGATCCTGATTCTGGCTTCTTGGGCCACCTCGCCCACTGGGGGCGGCCGTTTTGTACCGACGGCGGCCGTTCCTGGCGGGTTGGGGCTGGTTTTTTACTCCCGGCCGTTGTCTGGCCAGTCTTCAATTGAAAGGGATCGCCATGAGGTGGATCTTCTATTTCCTGATTACCATCGGCGTTTCTTGCGTGGCGGAGCCTTGTTTTGGCCAGCGCGGTTTCGAGCCAGCCGAGATGAATCTGGGCAGGTTTCTTGGCGGTCGTTCCTCCCCGAGCCATTCGCCGGATTGCCCAAACGGCGAATGCCCGAATGTCCGACAGGATCAACGGACTAGAAGGCAATCCAAGCCGGCCACGTATCGGCCGACCGATGAGCAGTCCGCTTCTGTGGTACCGGTGTGGATCGGATCGAAGGCAAGTCAAGTCGTCACGGGCGGGGTCTACGTCGGAATCATCGGGGGACGCGGTGTCACGCTCACTTGTTGGCACGTCGTAAAGCACGACATCCACAACGTCGGCGGACAAATACCGCTGGAAGTACTCCGTGACCAGTACGACTACGATTTGGCGGCGATCTTCACCTCGCCGTTGTCAGTACCGGCAGTCCAGATCGGTTCGGCGCCGTCCGCAGGTGATGCGGTCACGATTGTCGGGTACCCCGGTGGCCGGCTCGCCTCGCACGACGGGCGAGTCTCGGGGTATGAAAAGCCGGATGGGAATCACCGATGGGGCGACCTCGTGCTCAGTTGCCCCTCGCAGGACGGCGATTCTGGGGGTCCGGTACTTTCACGCGGGCGACTAGTCGGATTGCTTTGGGGGACTGAGGCGCACGGTGGAGCTGGCAGTAGAGCGGTGCCGATTGCGGCGATCGTGGATTTTCTCCGTCGGCTGCGGGATCGCGAAGAAAGCCCTGACGCGGAGATTGCATCGACCGACGAAGATGGGCCAGCGCCCCCGCCCGGAACGCCCGCGCCCGTACCTGATGACCTGACGGAAACCAATGATGAGCTAGCCTCGCTACGAGCAGAAATCTCCGAACTGCGAGCGCTGCTGTCCGATCGACCCCACGGCCAGCCGGTGATTGATTACGCGGCGCTGGCAGCCGAGTTGGAACCGTTGCTCTCTTCCGTCCGCGGTCGACGGAACAAGCAGCGAAATGCTCGTCCGGACGGCAACGATGAAATCTCTGAGGAGTAGCACGGATGACCGACGCTGAACGCGATGCGATGCTCCGAAAGATCGACAAATCTCTACTCACTCATCTGGCGCGGAGCGAAGCGATCACGGAGTCCGTCGGGAAATTGATGTCGACCGTCTTTGGCATCAGCGGCGAACGGCGCGGCCTCATCGCGCGCGTGCTGGTCATTGAGGGCGGGCTGGGCTTAATCACAGTCGTCGGTACCGTTGTTCTGACCGCCATCATCATGCAAATCATGGGATCGTAGCGCGAAATACTGGAGATGCTTCGGGAGGAGTGAATATGCCAAATGCAGTAATCGACTTTCAACTGTTTGACATTTGCTCTGGTGGTGGCCATGCTACCCTGACTGTACGGCAGGACACCTCTCCGATCGACTCCCGCGGCATTGGCATCCAGAGCCTTAAAAACGAGGCCGCAGACAGCGACAAGATCGAAGCGATAATGGGCATGGCTGTAGAGATTATCAAGGCGGCAGCCCCGTCAACACTCCCTGACCTGAAGACCTTGATTAACTCTATGACAATTACCATAGCGTGGTGAGGCTGGGAAAATGGCTCTAGTTTCATTTACCGGCAGTGGGCATGTTTGGGTGCCGAACTACCAGGGCGATAATGGTTCTACGCCGGCCCTGAGAAATGGCACGACGCTGGACGCGCCCGGCGAGCAGTACGGGATTGTGTTTGAGGTCGGGCACAAAAATGCCGGCAAGGCAATCGACAAGATTGGAGTTCGGATTGCTACCGTAACAGCTAGCGGAAATGTAGATGCACGGATTGAGACAGTTGACCTGACAGATGGAGACCCGTCTGGCGCGCTTGCTACTGCAAACAGCAATCTATCTCAATCTGTGTCCGCGACCGGATGGAATGAGTGGTCGCTAACGGCGTCGCACACGGTGAGTGGTGGGGAGCTACTATCCGTTATCCTGGAAGTCCCGGGCGGTTCTAGTGCAAATATCGTAACTGGTGAAGCACGGCGACTGACGATGTCTGGTGCGGCGATGCCGTACAAAGTTGTGAACACCACCGGGAGCTATGTGAAAAGCGCCCTGTTGGGAGGAATCCAGCAGATGTCTTTGTCCGTCGGCTTTTCGGACGGTACATGGGAAGACATTCCGGGCAGCGTGCCAATTGAGAGCATAGGGTCAGATAGCCTATCGTCAACAGGGACCCCATCCGAAGCCGGCCTAGAGTTTCAGCTTCCCTGCAAGAGTACGCTCGGTGCGGTAGTTGCCGAATTAGATCCTAACGCTGCGGCGTTTGACATTCATCTTGGCAATGGTAGCTACGACCCCGGTGATACTGGAGCAACCAGGCTAGCAACGCGGTCCGTCGATCCCGACGTTCATTTCAGCAATTCTTTAGCCTTCGTTCGCCAATGGACTATGGGAGCGGAGGTAGATCTAGAACCTAACACAACGTACCGCTTGACATTCGAGGCGACGACGTCAACTGCTGTGCTTCTGTATTTTTGGGACGTCGACTCTGCCGGACTACTGTCTGTACGACCAGGCGGAACGACGTGGAAATATATCGAGGACAACGGTGCTGGAGGCTGGACGACGACGCTCACGCGGCTGCCATTCATCCATCTGGGATTGAGTAGGTTTGACGACGCGGCGGGCGGGGGCGGTGGCATGTTGGTCCATCCCGGAACTGATGGAGGGGCACGAGGATGAAGCTTCAGATTGTTAAAGGCTCGACCAGTCAGATCATAACTGTGTTCATCCAAGACTCTTCCAGTACGACGGGTGCAGGTTTGGGAGGTCTCGACCAAACGTCGAGCATTGTCGGTGGGCAAGTGCGGGCTGGTAGTACGGGCGTTGCGTTGGCTGTCGATGAGAACGTGACCACCGAGGGCACGTACGAGGCTCCGTCGGCAGCGGGTAAGGTGCGAATCGGCACGCCGGCCAACATGACGGCCGGCACGTATGAGTTACATGTCCACAACGATCTGTTCGCTTCCGGTGCTGATAGTATCTTCATCACACTCGGTGGGGCATCGAACATGGCGGTCCTCGTCATCGAAATTCAGTTGACCGACTTCGACCTCAACGCAACCGGTGGTGACGCTCCCGCAACCCAGGATCAGGTTTCGCAGATCGGATCAGGTGGTGGATCGGCCAACAACGAGTTCGCCATTTTGGAGCCCAACGGATTCGTCATCACAACCGGATTAAGTGAGGTCAACAACGAAGACGCAACCAGAGCGTCTGAAGGTGACGTTCATCAGATCAGTGATAACGCTGGCACGATGGACGTCTATTATCTCTTCGACATAGCAGGGGCATTCTCCCCGAACACAATTGTTCATACCGGCCGAATGAACGGCAATAACGATGACGTGGGTGTTTACGTCAACACGAATACCCAAGCATCGCCGACATGGGTTCAGCGAGCTACATTACTGGGTAGCAACTCGTCGGTCAACCTAGAGCGATCTTGGAAGCTCGTGAATAGTGATCAGATGGTGGGCGTAGACGCCGGAAAAGTGGCCGTCCGGTTTTTTGCCACGGGGCTCAGCAGCGCAACGCTGACAACAGATCAGATTGTGGTCGAGAAGACAACGATTGCTTCTGTGACAGGATACCAGGACGGTCAAGTGTGGGTACGGACGGTAGGCGGTACTGCTGGGACCGTGCCAGACGTGAACGGCGTGGCAGATAACCACGTCCTCACGTGGGCTGATGCGCTAACAATTGCCACGTCTAAAGGGTTCACTGACTTTCACATCATCAACGGCTCTACTATTGCCCTCACTGGAACCAGTGATAACTTGTCACTCTTTGGCGACAACTGGATTCTCCAGTTAGCAAATCGTTCGGTGGCTGGAGCATATTTCCAAGGTGCTCATGTCTCTGGCGTAGGCACCTCGGCAACGGAAGTCCACTACGAGGGCTGTGATGTAGCAACGATGTCAGTGCAAATCGGTCATTTCGATTTCTGTAGTTTCAGCGGGACGGTCACGCACACCTTGGCTGGAGATTACAACTACCACAACTGTTACAGTAACGTTGCAGGCTCCGGCGGTCCGACGTTCGCCAAGACGGCTGGCCAAGCGATTACCGCTCAATGGCGAGGCTGGAAAGGTAGCATCAATCTGACAGGTCTTGAGGTTGGCGACACGCTGACGATTGGCGGAGATGAGTTGGGCACGATTGATCTTGGTTCGCCTGCCGGTGCTGTGGTTGTGGAAATTCGAGGCATTTACAAGGAGTTGGTGAACGTTGGGAGTGCGTCTGTCAATCTGGATGGTGCAATTCTCGCGGCGGATGTGGCTCAACTCCTTGCTAACCTAGGAACGCCGGTTGCTCTTGATGGGGCGGCGGCAACCCTAGCGGCCATGCTCACAAAGCTGGCGGATGATAATGGCGGTGCGGACTTTGATGCAACAACCGATTCGCAGCAAGCTATCCGTGACAACACTGGTACGGCAGGGGTCGGTCTGACTAACCTTGGCGGCATGTCTACGGGCATGAAGGCTGAAGTGAACGCCGAAGTCGACACCGCGTTGAATACGGCGATCCCGGGAGGCCCGGCGGCAAACAGCATAAACGAGCGGATCGTTGCAATCGATGACATCGTGCCGTACATGCCGGCTGGAATCTACATTGACACGGTGGGCGGGACGGCCGGCACGACAAAGGGCACGCACGGCACCCGTGGGAATCCGTCCAATTCCGTGGCCAATGCTGTGACGCTGGCCGCCGCTGTAGGGGTGAATGAGTACCGTTTGCTCGGCGCGTCCTCGATTACCTTGACAACGCCACATACTAATTGGGCCTTCTACGGCCAAAATGGCGCGAATGTCAATGTTGGTGCTCAGAATACAAGCGGTTCGCATTTCGAGTGCCTGACACTCACTGGAGACATGGATGGAAACGATACCACTCAGCGATTCTGCAAGTTCCAATCCCTGACCAATTTCATCGCCGACGCGACGTTCTGCTTGTTAATTGACAATGTGACCGAGTCGGCCGGAGATCACTATTGGTTCCAATGTGCTTCGGGAGTTGCTGGAACGGGAACGCCCTACATCGATGTCGATGGGAATGGGGTCAACGCTCGAAACAACCACCTCCGCGGGTGGCTAGGCGGTGTTGAGATGCGGACACACACCAGCGCTGACTTGACATCCTTTGACTGCCCGGCTGGACAAATTGTAGTAGCGGCGACCGGAACCGGTGGGACGATCGCGATGCGTGGCAACATGGACATCACGGACAACGCATCGGGGGCGGTAACGTTCTCGGAAAACGCGGCTGTCAATACGAGTAAGATCAACGCCCAGGTGGTCGACGTCATCCGCACGGACACCACCGGTGAGCCGGGGCAGGGAGAACCGCCGGAAGCCGCATCCCTGTCGTTGAAGCTGGATTACATCTACAAGGCACTCACCAATTTGCAAGACCAAACTGCAACGCTTTACCAACTCTACAATCGCGCTGGCGATACAGTAGACCAGAAGGCTCCCGTATCTGACGACAACACCACCGCCACGCGGAACAAATTGGTTACCGGTCCATAATGACAATCGACAGCGCCACAAAACGATTCTCTATGATGAACATGGGCAGACCCTGGCTGGCGGTGCTACCCGTACCGCAAGGAGGATTCGACCATGGTGGCCGGTTCCATCTGCTCTCGTTATATAGCGCACCGATAATCTTCTACTGGCGGGGCAATGTCGACACCGACTGGGACAACCAAGTCAACTGGTCGCTTTCACTCATTGGTGGCGCTAATGCGGGAGTGCCTGACGCAAACACCATTTGCATTCTTGGCGTCTCGTCGGCGAAAGCATGCACTCTCACGGCAAACGCATTCTGTTATCAGCTATCACTAGGAGCTACGTGGTCATTCAATCTAAATCTAAGCACATTCGACATGGATGTGACCGCCGACTTGGATCTACTTGCCGGCGGCATCCTCCGTGGCTCAGGCGACTTGACGATCGGTGGAGACTTCGATCAACTCGGCGGCGTTTTCTCCTTCAACCAGACGGGTTCTTCTCCGGTTATGGCGGTCGGTGGAGACTTTACCGTAGAAGCTGGTAGCGTGTGGCTCATAACCAACCTGCCCGGCCACACGATCACGGTTGGAGGTGACCTGTCAATTGACACGCTGACCTTGACCGCCAGCGCCGAATGGTTTCTTCAAGTCGATGGCTCGGCGGTCGTCACCAGCGTCAACGCGGCCTTCAGCAACGCAACCGGATTCACCCAGATCAACGCCATCGACGACAGCAATACCGATTCGGGAAACAACCTCAACTGGCTGTTTGAGCAGGCGATCGTCATCGGCACCCGAGTCCCCATCGTCGGTACCCGAATCGACAAACCGGTCACCATCGGGACGCGAATCGACAGCCCGGCAACGATCGGAACCAACAACGACGCCCTGGACGTAGCAGGAAACTGACAATGGCCGTTCAAACGCAAAACAGGCAAGTCGGCGATACCCGAATTTCGATCGCCACGACTTTGACGCGGCTCAACGGGACCGTTGTCGACGTCAGCTCACCATTGATTGTCAAGTTCACGATGGTCGAGACCGACGGCACGGTCAAGGTCGCCGAAACGGAAACCGGGGTCACGAAAGACGACGCCGTGAACGGGGAAGTCTCCTACGCTCCGCTCGCGGCCGACGTCGACACGGTCGGGACGTTTTACGCCTACTTCATCGTCGAGGATGGAGACGGCAAGCAGGACACGTTCCCGGTGAAGGAAGGCGATCTGATTATTGAGATTCAGCCCCAAGGGGCCGAGTCGACAACGGAAGATTACCCGACGAATCTGGCGACCACTCGCTTGAAGATCTCGAAGCTATTGATTGAGATCACGTCCAATCCGAAACCGTCCTACGTCGTCAACGGCCAAGACGTCAAATGGACCGAGTATCAGAAGATGCTCATGGAACAACTAAAAGCCTTGAACGACTTGATCGAGGCCGGCGAAGTTGACCCGACACCGTTTGAGATCAGAAGCGTGGGGATCACGTAATGGGCAAACTGCCGCGATGGATGAAGCTCGAACAGAAACCCAGTTGGGACGAAAAGGGGGAAATGTATTTCCGTTGCCGTATCCGTGCCTGGCATCCGTCGTTCTGGCTCTTCTGCTTGATCCAGGTCTACAAAATGTGTACGTCACTCCGCTGGAAGGAATACAACGATGACGTTTGACCCGAGTGGAGATTTTGAAGACATCGTCGACGGCCTGGAAGCCGTGACGCTGGCGGTCTCCGGATTGTCGGATCAGGCGATCACCAAGGCCCACCGGAACCAGGTGACCAATGTCGAGGTGGAAGCTTCCAACGGCCTGGCACGGATGGGCGACACGATCTGGATCTGGTCGACGGCCGAAGTAGCCACCCGGGCCACACTGGGCTCCACGATCACGGATGCCGACTCCCGGATCTTCACGATTCTCGGCATCGACTTGCGGGTTCTCTCCAATACATGGGCCG